TCGCGGCAACTCGGTGGAGCAGTTCCTTCCGGGATTCATCGCCTACCTGCCTGCCGGCAAGAAGATCACATTCAATCAACCCGGCACGGCGGATGGTTATCCCGAGTACGTGCGTGCGGCGCTGCACGAGATCGCGGCCGGCACGGGACTCAGCTACGAGGTGCTGACTGGCGACTTGTCGCAGGTCAACTTCTCCTCGATCAAGCTCGGGCTCATCGAACAACACAGGCTCATCCGCGCGTTGCGCCAGCAGGTTTTCATCCCGTTCGTCTGCGCGCCGCTCTGGCGCTGGTTCCTGGACTCGGCGCAGACCGCCGGACTCTTGCCGGACATACCGGAGCTTGCGGCCGTGTCGTGGTCCGAGCCCGAGATCGAAAGCGCGGACCGCGAGGCGGACGTAAAGGCAGATCTGTTAGAGATGCGAATCGGGAAGAAGTCGCGGCCCGGGATCATCCGGGCTTCCGGCTGCGACCCTGACGCGGTGGATTCCGAGATCGCGAAAGACAAGCGGAAGCGGGAAGAACTCGGAATCATCAGCGACGGTGACGCGAGTCAAACTACGCTCTCGGGCGCACTCCAGGCGCCTCTCGTTGCCGCGGCCAAGTCGGTTGCGGAGGGGCTGTGAAAGATCAGGCTTGCATGTCCGCCAGTATCCTGTGTCACGCTTTTCGCGTGGAGGGCACCGCGTGGTGACTCGACAAGATACGACCGAAGACGACGGCATGGAGCGCCGCGAATCCGCGCTCTTGCCGACCAGCTACAACGAGAAAGACAACACGATAGAGGTCGTCTTCGCCACGGGCGCTGACGTGATGCGCGTTGATCCGTGGACGGGCGAGCGCTGGATGGAGCGCCTACCGCTCTCCGGTCTTGACGTGTCCGAGCTCAACCTCGGTGCACACGTTCTCGCCGCGCACGACGCCTCTTCCCTCGCCTCGATCATCGGCTCGGTGGTCCCCGATTCCGTCAAGGTGCAGAAGAGGAGAGCCTCAGCCAAGATCAAACTGTCGAATGCTCCGAGCCATGCGGAGATTGTCGGCAACATCAAAGATGGCATAATCCGCAAGCTCTCCTACGGCTACGCCCGCATCGGCGAGCCCGTCGTCACGAAAGATGATGGTGTCGAGGTCCGCACTTGGGCCGCGCACCTGGCCAAGGAAATCAGCTTCGTTCCGGTGCCTGCCGATGGCGGCACTGGCACAAGGTCGCAACCCGAGCAGGAGGTTCCCATGCCGTCGAAAGAAGAGATCGCAGCCGAGGCCACGCGGATCGCAGCCGAGAAGCAGGCCGAGGAGAAGAGGGCCGCCGACATCCAGGCCGCTCGCGTCGAAGGCGGGCGCATCGAAGCGCAGCGGCAAGCGGACATCACCGCGCTCGGCACGCGCCTGCATCTGCCCGATGAGACCTGGCGGCCGATGCTCGTGGCTGGCGGCCCGTCGCTGGACTCCGCCCGGCTGACGCTCTTGGAGGCCGTTGCCGCCCGGGCCGATGCGACCGCCACGCACTCGCAGATACAGGTCGGTGTGGGCGAAGGCGAGAAGGTTCGCGCCGCGATGGCCGATGCTCTCGTGTTCCGGGCGCACAGCGGCAAGGGCACACCGCCCGACGCCTCGCGCGACTTCGCGGGGATGCGGCTTGCTGGCATCGCCCGCGAGTGCCTTCGTCGTGCCGGTCGCTCGCACGTCGAGAGGCTGGACGGTGCTCCGCTCTTCGATCTGGCCATGGGCTACGAGGGCGGGATGCGCGCGCACTCGACTTCCGATTTCCCGCTCATTCTCTCGGACGCGATGAACAAATCGCTTCGCGCGGAGATCGCGGTCGAGGTGCTGAACTTCCTGCCCATCGCGAAGCAGAAGAACCTGCCGGATTTCAAAACGGCAAACCACTACGAGATGGGCTCGTTCACCACGCCGCAGTTGATCCCGGAGGGCGCCGAGGTCAAGTTCGGCACGCTCACGGAAGGCCGCGAGCAATGGCGGCTGTTCAGCTACGGCATCGGCTGGAAACACACCCGCGAGATGATGATCAACGACGACATGGACGCGTTCTCGTCCGTGCCCGCGCTCCAGGTCGCGGCCATGACCCGGCTCAAGCTGGATCTGTTCTGGTCGCTGATCACGGCGAACGCGAACATGGCTGACGGCGTGGCTCTCTTCGCGGCCGGCCACGCGAACCTCGCGGCGGGCGGCGACGTGGGCGCCCCGAGCCCGGCGACGCTCGGCGCGATGCGCGAGAGCTTCCGCCTCCAGACCGAGCTCGGTGGCGGCCGGCTGAATCTCCAGCCGTCGCACCTGATCATCCCGGCGAACCTGGAAACAACCATCGAGCAGATCGTCACGCCGGTCGCGCAGGGTGGCTTCTCTCCGGCTGCCACGAATGCTGTCGTGCCGCGCTTCGTCGGGTCGCTCGGCGTCATCGTGGAGCCGCGCCTCGACGCGAACTCGACGACGCACTGGTACGCGGCTGCGGCCTCGTACCTGTCGCTGATCTACGGTTACCTGGAAGGTGCTGAGTCGGTGCAGTTCTCCAGCGCGATCGACTTCTCGACGCGCGGAATAGAGGCGCGCATCGACCTGGACTTCGGCTGCGGTGTAACGAATCACCGCGGCCTGTACGAGAACCCGGTGTAGTCGGCCGCTACGGCGACCTGACACAACAGGAGGAAAATCGACATGGCGACCAACTACATCAGAGACGGCAAGACCACGGAATTCGTCGCTCCGGTCGGAGGCGTGACGAGCGGTGTGCCGATAGTGATCCAGCAGACCGTGTGCCTGCCGATCACCACGGCGCTGGTGGGCGTCACCTTCTCCGCCTACACGTCCGGCGTGTGGGAGATGCCGAAGCTCGGGGCAACCACGGCGACGGCTGGCGCGCGTGCCTACTGGGATCAGGTCGCGGGCGTCGTCGAGACCACGGACGCGGCGGACAACTACCTGATCGGGTACTTCGCCGAAGCCGCGACGAATGGTCCGTTGACCTGCCGCGTCAACGTGCTCGCCGCTGTCGCGGCCGACGCGAATCTCGACGTGAGCGCGAAGGCCAACAAGGTCGTTCCCGCCGCTCCTGGCAACCTCGCGGGCCTCACCGCTGGCGGGGATCTCCAGGACTCGGGCGTCGCCGCCGCAGCCGCCACGCAGATCGTGACCGAGGTTGCGGCTGCCGCCGCTGGCGGTCCCTGGGTGATGGTCTCGACGGGCGCCAACCGCGTCATCGACGATTCGGCCATCGACGCGGGCACTGTGCCCACGATGGCTGGTGCCGCCGCCGGGGCCGGCCTGATCATCGTGTCCGGTGGGGCGAACCGCACGCAGGCCGCCGCGGCAACTCCGATCACGGCTGACCCTCAGGGCCGCGCAATGGTCGCAGACGACTTCTTCACCACGGCCGAGATGGTCGCTGGCGCCGGTGGCAAGTTCACGCCCGGTGCTTTCGATACGACGGCCCTCGCCAACGTCGTTGCCGACGACGCTTTCACCGCCGCTCAGTTCGCGGCCGGCGCGGGCGGGAAGTTCGCTCCCAACTGTCTCGATCAGCCGAATCTCGCAAATCTGCTCGCCGATGATGCGTTCACGGCCGCCGAGTTCGCGGCCGGCGCCGGTGGGAAGTTCGCGCCGAATGCCCTCGTGGCCGCGGGCGTGGACAACCTCGTTGCCCTCGACGCCATCGGCGAAGATCGCCTGACGGCGCAGGAGGCATCGCAGCGTCTCGTCACCGACTCGGCGGTCTACAACGCGAATGCGGCCGTGCTCGCCACGGCAGTCGGCATGATGGGCTGCTTCGTTTTCTCGAAGGAAGCGGCTGACGCCGTGGACATCGTGCTCACGCTGCCGGCCAACTTCGACATCCGCGTGCTCGATGCCTGGGCCGTCAAGACGGCGGGCAACGGTGCGGCGGGTGACACCGTGCAGCTCTTCAACGGCGGCGCGGCGATCAGTGACATCATGGTGCTCAATGTCGTGGACACGACCGTCGTGCGCGTGGCGACCATCAACGACGCGAATCACCGCGTGGCTGGCGGCGGCACGCTCACCGCCGACTTCACCCTCGGCGCTGGTGGCAACACCCAGAGCCAGGTCTACGTGTCCTTCCTGCGCGTCGCATAGTGAGGCATGAATGGCTTGGGCGGCGGCTCTGAATCATGGGACCGAGGTCGTGCGGGATACCTTCCCGCAGGCCGCGGTCTATGATCCGGGCGGCGTAGCTCTTGCCTTTGTCGGCGTGTTCGATGAGGCCTATCAGGTCGTCGAGCAGGGCGGCGACGGGCCGAATCTCTCGACGACCCGGCCCATGATCGAGCCGCGCCTTGCAGACCTTGCGGCTGGCGGAATCACGCCGAGCGCGGGCCACACGATCCAGATCGGCACAGCAATCTACGAGGTCTATAGCGTGCAGCCAGACGGCAGCGGCATGGTGCGCTTGCTCTTGACGCAGGTGTCGTGATGGCAGTGACGCTCACCGCGACGGCAATCCGGCAGGACATCGTTGCGCGGCTTCTCGCTGCCGGCGTTGCGGGTGGTGCCGGCCACGTCTTCGATTCCGAGTTGATCGATCCCGAAGCCGGCGACTTGCCGCTCGTGACGGCAATCTCGGATGATCCGACATTCGACAAGCAGACCACCAATGCAATGCTCTTCTTGCGAACAGAGAAGGTCGGCATCTACGGACTCTGCACGGCGACGACGAACGCCGCGCTGGCGCAAGCCGTGGACGATCTTGAGGATGCAATCGAAGCGGCGATCATCGGCGATCCTGTCTGGGGCGGCTCGTTCCAGGACTACTCGATTCAAGTGCAGAAGAATCTCAATTTGTCGAGCAAGCGCAGGGTTGGCGGAGTTAGCATTATTCTGACACTCAAGTACCGCCTGGAGTTCCCCGTTGCCGCCGCCTTGCTCACCGGCCTGGAAAAGATCGTCATTGCCGTGCAGCCGATTGATCCCGACGGCGCGGACCTTAGTCCACGAATCATAGAGGTGACACCGCCATGACGGGAAGCATGATCGTCAAGCCGACTGTGCCCGGGACGCGGGTTCCGTGGCCCCACCCCGAGCGGCGGACTCTCGCGCCCGAGGGCGAGCGCGTTCCGCTGTCCCACTACTGGCTGCGACTCGCGAACAAGGGCGCGGTGATCGTCGTGACGGAGATCGCAAAGCCGGCGAAGGCAAAGGAGTAAGCCATGTCGATTGCCTTCCAGGTCATTGCGTCCGGCGACAAGCACCCGGGCGTCCTGATCGAAAATCTACCGGTCGCACAGCCCGGCGAAGCAGACCGACCCTCGCTCATCTTCGGCCAGCGGCTTGCCTCCGGCACGGTTCTGGCGAACACCTTGACGCTGGTTGCCGACGCGGCGGATGCCGACAGCAAGTTCGGGATCGGTTCGATGCTCGCGCAGGCGTGCGCGGCCTACTTGCGGAACGACCCGAACCCGCGCCCGCTCTACGCCATGCCACTGGCCGATCCGGCGGGTGTCGCCGCAAGCTCGACGATCAACATCACCGGGCCGGCGACGGGAAGCGGCACATTGCATCTCTACATCGCCGATCAGCATGTACCGATCACGGTCGTGAGCGGTCAGACGGCCGACAACGTGGCGACGGCAATCAGAGCCGCCCTGGGCATCAACGAGGCCGCAGCGCTCGCGCTCGGCTCTCGCGTGCCCGTGACCGGCGCTGGCGCTCTCGCCGCCGTCATTCTCACCGCGCGCCACGCCGGTTTGCTCGGCAACCAGATCGACATCCGACTGAACAAGCTCGGGGCGCCCGCAGAGACGAATCCGGCGGGCATCGCCGTGACCGATATTCCGGCCGCTCCGACGACGACCGTCAACCGGATTTTCCTCGGCACTGGCGGCACCGCGCCGGTCGCTGGCACGCTCGCGCCCGTGCTCACGACCGCGATGCTCAACATCCTCGACCGGCGTTACAGCTTCGTCTCGCATCCGTGGGATGATGCGACTTCCTTGCTCGCCTTCAAGAACGAGTGGGCCGATGGCGCGGATGGTCGATGGGGACCATACCAGATGACCTACGGCCACGTCTTCGGCGCGAAGCTGGAGAGCTACATCAACCTGTTCACGTTCGCCACAGGCGGCACGCTTCAGCAAGATCCGCACTATTCGTGCTTCGGCATGGAAGGCTGTCCGAATCCTCCATGGGAAATCGGCGCGGCCTTTGCCGGCGCGGCTGCGGTGAGCTTCCGCGCCAATCCGGCGAAGCCCTTGAACGGACTCAAGCTCATCGGCATCAGCGCGCCGCACCCCATCGATCAGTTCACGCGCTTGGAGCGCTCGACGCTGCTCGACAACGGCATCACGGTGCCGCTGGTTTCGACGAGCGGCGAGGTCTACATCCTGCGCGGAATCACGAGTTACTTCGAGAACCCGGCCGGAGGCGCGGAAGACCAGTGGCTCGACATCACGACGACGTTCAAGGTGGACGTCATCAACACCGAGATGCAGGCGAACCTGGTCGCTGCGACGAACGGCAAGAACCTTGCCGACGACGGCACGCTTGCTGCCAGTGCACCGAACGTCACCACGGCGAACGCTGTCCGCGGCATTCTCTTCGGTATGTACGACGGATGGGAGCTTCGCGGTATCGTAGAGAACGGCGCCGTGTTCCGCAAGCTCGTCATCGTGGAGCGCAACGCCCTTGATCCCAACCGGCTGGACGTCTTCTTCCCGCCGGCACTCATCGGCGAGTGCCAGATACTCGCCATCCAGAATCAGTGGCGACTCGCGTACACGGCAGCCGAGAAGGCGCTCGCCGCATAGGAGGCCCGCATGGCTACCGCAGGACAGATCACGGCCGGGCTCGCGAAGATGCGCGTGGACGGCAAGCTCTGGAAGGTCAACAGCGTATCGCTGTCCATCGGCACGACGACACGCGAAGTCGTGCAGAGCATGAGCGGCCCCGGCGGCATCAAGGTGACGCCGGTCTCTCCGCACGGCACGGCGACGGTGGTCGTGGGCTCTGCGGACAAGATCGCGGACCTTGCCGCAATCAGCGACTCCACAATCGAATTCGAGATCGGCAGCGGCTTCGCCTACACGTTCACCCATGCGTGCTGCTCGAACCAGCCGGAGTACGACGCAGGCGAAGGCACGTGCTCCTTTGAGTGGCAAGCCCAGGCCGCGAGCGAGACGAAGTGATGGCGGTCACTCCGGTGCAAGTCGTGCTCGATTGTCCGCTTCGTTCCTTTGGCGAAGACGTGGCCACGCTCGTGTTCTCGCGCCGCGCGAACCTTGGCGACATGAAGGCCGCCGAAACGGCCGGGAAAGATCATGACGTGGCGCAGATGGCCGTGCTCATTCAGCGGCTCGGCCGCACGGTGAAGGGCGCGGAGTTGCCGCAGGATGCGATTGATTCCCTGGACGTGGACGACTTCGGAAAGGTGGTTGCAGCGATGACCCCTTTCTTGCCGGGTGGTCGTCAGTCTCCGAGTGGAGGCCAATCCTCGGACAGCTCTCCCTAGCCGTCCATTGGCCACCCGAGGCCCTGCTCTCCCTCACGATTGACGATCTCCTTTGGTGGTATGAAACCTTGGCGATGGGTGCGAAGTAATGCCGAAGCTACCGAAAGTCCAAGTAGAGATTACCGCGCTGGACAAGGCGAGCGCGGCGATCAAGGGCTTCGCGGCGCGGACCAAGATCGCGCTTGCTCCCATCGAGACCATCGGCAAGGCGGCGGGCTCGGCTCTCCGCGGCATCGGCATCCTCGCGGCGGGCGCGACCGCTGCCGGCTACGCCGTCTCGCGCTTCCTCGATGACTACGTGGAGCGAAGCAGCGAGCTATACAATCTGAGCCGGCAACTCGGCATCAACGCCGTGGCACTGCAAGAGCTTCGCTTCGCGGCGGGGCAGACCGACACCGGCGTTGACACCCTGGACAACTCGCTCAAGATTTTCAGTCGCACGATGGGCCAACTGAAGGCCGGCAAAGGTCCGCTGGCCGCACTGCTCAAGGACGTAGGGCCGGGCCGCCTCGCCATGCTGCAAGGTGCGAAAGGCACAGAAGAAGCCTTTGATCTCGTGATGCAGGCCATATCCGATCTGGAAGATCCGACCCGTCGCGCCGCGCTCGCTCAAGCCGCTTTCGGTCGTGGCGGCGGAGACATGATCCGCATGGTGGAGGCGGGCGCGGACGGGCTCAAGAATCTGCGCAAGGAAGCCCACCTGTACGGCATCCAGACCGAAGCCGACCTGAAGGCCGCCGAGGAGTTCGGCGACACCATGAGCAAGCTCAAGTCCATGCTGCGCGGCGTGGCAAACGTCTTGGGCAAGGAGCTTGTGCCGCTTCTGGAGCCGCTGGTCAAGCAGACGATTGCGTGGATGCAAGCCAACCGAGAGGCCATCGGAACGAAGATCCGCGAAGGCCTGCAAACCGTCGTCGGTTTGCTCCAGTTCGTTGCCGATCATTGGAAGGCGATCCGTAACATTATCCTCGTTGTCGCGGGCGTGAACGTGCTCGGCAAGGTAGTCGGCAGCCTCAACAGCATCCTGGACTTGGCCAGCAAGATCGGTCCGGCGATGAAGGCGTGGGGCGCAGGTGGGGTGCCCGGACTGCCGCCGGTGCTTGGGCCTAATGGTGTGCCGATTCCTGGTGCGGGGAAGATGGGAGTACTGGGGAAGATCACGACGCGAGTGCTTCCCGCCATCATCGGCTATGAGATCGGGAAGCCGATTGGCGAAATCATCGGCGAGACGCTTGCCGATATGAAGGAGATCGATCAAGAGGAGCTTGAAACCCGAGCGCGCATCTCAGACGTAGGAGCACGCCGCATGGCCGCCCGCAATGCGGTCCTCTCCCGTATGCCGAACATGGCCGGCATACCCGGATGGGCCTCGCTCATGGACAAGCCGCTTGTGATCCGAGTGGAGGGCAGCGGCCTTCCGGCGGGAACGAACATATCGGTTCCTGACTCGCCGCCGGGCGTGACGGTGCAACTGACGCAGTTCAAGCGCATGTGGGGATTTGCACAATAATGGGAATCTTCGCACAGGTCGCCTCGGCGCTCGGCGCACCCGGAGAGAAGAAGCGACAGCGCTTCAAGTATCGCGGAGTGCAGTTCGACGGTATCGACGTGGGCCTCGACACCGGGCGCGACGTGGTGGTGCACGAGTTCCGGCAGCGTGACGAGCCCTATGTCGAGGACATGCGCAGAAGCACGCGACGCTACAAGATCCGGGCGTTCGTGACGGGCTCCGATGTGGCGGTGCAGAAGGTCGCCCTGGTCAACGCTTGCGAGATGGGCGGCATCGCCACACTGGTCCACCCCGAGCTTGGCAATCTGTCCGTCGTTTGTGAGACCTGCTCGATGAGCGAGGATTCCAGCGTCAAGAGCTACGTGGAATTCGAGCTTGGCTTTGTCGATGCGGGCTCGGTCTACAAGGCCGCGGCATCGAAGCTGTCCAAGATGCAGGCCCTCGCCGCGTCCTTCCGCCAGACCACGCGGGAGTTCTACGCGATGCGCACGCAGGTCATGGCCTTGAATCGCAAGGTCCAGCGACTGCTCACCGGCTCGATTGAAGAACGCATGACGGCCATGCTCGAGATCATGGGCAGCCTGACCGGCACGGACCTGGACGCGTTCATCTACGCGGTGGGCGTGATCGCGGACACCGCTGAAACCCTGAGCGGTGACGCGGACACGCTCTCATCGACGTGGGATACGGGCGCGCAGTCACTCAGCGAGCCCGTCGATGCGCGGCGTGTCTCGACGACGCTTTCCGCCGGGCTCATCCAGACGCAGGCCGCGCTTGCCGCGGGCGGCGACACGGCGACCGATCAACAGATCCTCGTCAACGCGGCAATCCTTGACCAGATGCTCTACGCGCTCGCCGTGGCCCGCGCCGCGGAACTTACGGCCGGGCAGCAGTTCGCGTCCTACGAGGAGGCGGTTGCCGCGGCACAGGCGCTCGGTGACGAGATGGCCCTGGCCGAGCACTATCTCACGGACCCGGCCGCCTACAACGCGGCGGTAGAGGCCCGGGCGTCGATGGTGGAAGCGATCCTGCATGAGGCGATGGACCTGCCGCATCAGCAAACGATCATCTTGTCATCCCGCCGTCCGGCGCTCGTGCTCGCATCGGAGCTATACGACGATGCCGAGCGAGCGGCTGAGATAGTGCTGCGCAATGGCATTGCCGATCCCGGTGCGGTCGCTGGCGAGATCGTGGTGCTGACGGAGTAGCATGGCACAGACGCGCGAAATGGTGACGCTACGGGCTCGCGGCAAGGAGTTCGGCAATTGGACCGGGCTCTCTCTGTCTCGGTCCATCGATTCCTTTCCGTCCGCGTTCTCCGTGTCGATGTCGGCTGGCCAGCCCGGCACGATCAATCCGCTCGGCATTGCCACCGGAGATCCCGTCGAGGTGTACCTCGGACGGGAATTGCTCCTCACGGGCTACGCCGAGGAGGTGACGGAAAGCCGCGGCAAGTCCGGGCGTCTGCGCTCCGTCTCCGGCCGCTCGCGTGCCGTCGATGCAATGTGCTCCTGCACCGGAGAACCTTCGGAATTCCTCGGCGGATACCTCGACTCGATTGCGACGGCCCTTGCCGCGCCCTACGGGCTCTCTGTCGCGTCCGATGTGGTGTCCTTGGAGCCGCTAGCCCGATGGGCGCCGGAGCCGGGAGAGACCGTGATAGGCGCACTAGAGCGGCTGTGCCACGACGCCGGAGCATTCGTCACGGACGACGCAGCCGGAAATCTGATCCTCGCGGTCAAGGGCATGACCGCGGCTGCCGCGATTGATGCGGCGGCGTGCCCGGAAATGTCGGTCAAGTGCTCATCGGCAGACCGCTACTCGGAATACCGGGTCTATGGCCAGCGCCGCGGCGATGACGCCGTGTTTGCCGCCGATGCCGCAACGCCGGTCGCAATCGTCCAAGACTCGGCAATCGAGCGCTACCGGATGCTCGTGGTGATGGCAGACCAGCAGGCGGACATCGCCGCTTGCGAGCGCCGGGGCGTTTGGGAGGCAGTCACGCGCGCGGGCCGGTCGGCCGTGGCGACACTCACCGTCCCTGGCTGGCGCGATGGTGACGGCGTGCTCTATGCGCCGAACGTTCTGCGCCGTGTCGAAGACAGCGATCTTGGCGTGTGGGCGGAACTCCTTGTCACTGAGGTGACGCTACGGCTCGACTCCGGTGGGACCGTCGCGGAGATGACATTGATGCCGCCCGGTGCCTTTGAGCTACAGCCGCCAGAGGAGCGCAAGAAGCCCATCACGCACGGCTGGCGGCCTTGGTGGAATCGCGCGATGACGACGCTCGACAAGGCCGTACCGAACAAGGGCAAGAAGGCGGCCGCGCCGCACGAGGATTGGTTCGACTGATGGATCTGTCTCGCAGAATGATAGCACTATTCACCCGCGCCGAAGTGGTAGGCGTGACGGAAGGATCGGCGCTCCGCAAGCTCCAGATCAAGGGCATGGGTGGTCTCGTGCGCTCGGAAGTCGAGCACGCCGAGCCCTACGGCTTCACATCGCGCCCGTTCGTGGGTGCCGAAGCCTTCGTCGGCAACGTCAACGCATCCTCGGATCACGCCGTCGCGCTCATCGTCGCGGATCGCCGCTACCGACCGACGACCCTCGCATCCGGGGCCGTGGCCATGTACCACGCGGACGGCTACGGCATCTTGCTCGACTCGACGAAAGTTTCGATTGGCAGCCCGACGGGCACACCGATTGACCTGGGCGGCAACACCATCGTTTCGGGCACGTTGCAGGCCACGGTTTCGATGTCCGCTCCGGCGGGCACGTTCGGTACGCTCGGATTCACGTCGCTCTCGGGAGGTGGCGGAATCGGCGGCAGCGGCGGCACGCTTGTCGCGCCCACAATCAACGCCACCTCGGCATTCCAGGCCGCTGGCGTGCCCGGCGCTACAGGCTCTTTCCTCACGGGTGCTGGCCAGACCGTGACCTACTCCAAGGGCCTGATAACGGGGGTGGTGTAGTGGCTGCTCCGTGGGTCGCATCGGCACGCGCCAACGGCCTGCACACCGTGGAGGTCACGTTCAACGAGGCGATGATCGGCGCCGATTTGACGAACCCGGCGGCGTGGACGAATGACCCAGCCATCGCCTATGTGCCGCCCGCGACTACGCCAGTCATTGCGTCCGTCACCTATAGCGGGCTGATAGCAGTATTGCATCTTGCGTCAGACATGACACCGGATCGGATCTACGAGGTCCGCGCGCCGGGCACGATCACGAATCTTGCGCTCGAGGTCATCGACCCCGCGCGCCGTTGGGCGGACTATGTGACGCCCGGCCTTGCTCATGTCGAGTCCGGCGACATCCTCTACGCCGACCCGCTCGGCGGCCACATGGAGGACTCGCTCGGGTTGCCGTTCTATGAGCTCTTGCCGTGGTCGCCAACGCTGTCGCATGTCACGCTCCGCGAGGCCATGTGGATTTCGTTGCTCTCCGACCGCCGCGCCAGCGCTGAGGACGTGCTACCGGACGACCGAGGCCCGTTGCCGTACAAGGGTGGCTGGTGGGCAGACCAGTACCTGCCGACTTCCGGCGACCGCTACGGCAGCAAGCTCTGGCTCTGTCGCGCTCGCGGACTCACACAGGAGACCCTACAGGAGGCGCGATCCTTCGCCGAGGAAGCCTTGCAGCCGCTCATCGACGATGGCCTGTGCGCTCGCATCGACGTACTCGTGGAGGCGCAGGCCGGCAACCGGCTGGCCGTGCAGGTGACCGCGTACAAGCAGGATGGTGATACGATAGTCGAGCGCTTCCCGGACCTCTGGGCGGCGATAGGATTGTGACATGCTGATAACGCCAACACTATCCGAACTGATAACGCGCGTGAAAGGCGACCTGAACGCGCGCATGGGCAATAGCAACGCGCTGGTCGTCCGGTCCCTCGCGTGGGTCATCGCGCATGTGCTGGCCGGCGTGGCCTGGGGAATCTATCAGACGGTGGTGTTCCTCTCGACGCAGATGATCCCGGACACGGCGACGGGCGACTATCTGTTGCGATGGGCCACGCTCTTTCTCGGTGCCGGCAAGGTGCCAGCGAGCAAAGCCACAGGCACGGTGATTGCCACGGCCATTGGTGGATCGACGATCATAGACGGGACGCTCCTCGTTCGCGACGGCGGCGCGGAATACGAGGTCACGGGCGGCCCCTACGTCTGGGCGCCGGGTCCGTCATCGCAGAAGGACGTGACGGTGCGGGCCGTGGTCGCGGGCGCGGCGGGCAACTACGAGTACGCGGTCGGTGCGCAACTCACATTCTCGTCTCCGCCCGTCGGCGTGCAGGCGAGTGCGCCGCTTGGCCCGATGGCGCTCCCCGTGGGCTTCACTGGCGGCGCGGACGAGGAAAGTGACGACGAGCTACAGGAGCGCATCCGATTGCGGCTGAGCAGCCCGCCGCAGGGCGGAGCGACGGCCGACTACGAGGCGTGGGCACAAGCCGCTGACGCTTCGGTGGATCGAGTCTGGGTGCAAGCATGGCCGATGGCGGGCATGGCGCACGGACAGGTGACGGTGCGCTTCGTCGTCGAGGGTACGGGCGCGGGTGTGCTTCCGGGCGCGGGGACAATCGCAGCCGTCCTTGCTTACATCACCGCGCGCAAGCCAGTCACCGCAGAATTGTCCGTACCGAATCCCAGCGTCATTCAGGAGGCTATCACTATTTCCATAACCGTTCATGGCGACGGGAGCCTGAGCCAAGCGGACACCTACGCGGCGATCCTGGCGGAGATCGAGTCCGCATTCCGCGAGCGAGCGGAGGTCAACCCGGCCGGGTCCACGTTCTACAATTCGTATCTCCAAGAAGCGATCGGCAACTCGGCCGGCGTGGACTGGTTCGAGATCACGGCAGTGGAGGGCGGCGCGGGCACGGACGACATTGCGCTCGGGGCAAACGAGTACCCGACCATCGTGATCGGCGGCATCACGCAGAACTGGGTGTAGACGTGGCGAGCAAGCTCTGGACAGCCACCAATGCAGACTACCTGCTGACGCTACAGCAGTTGCTTCCGCCGGGCGTCATCTGGACTCGCGACCCGGATCGACGGCTCACGCTGCTCCTGCAAGGCATAGCTGATGAGGTGGTGCGCGCACACAACTACGTGACGACCGGCTTCGAGGAGGCGGACCCGCAGACGACGACCAACTTGATCGCCGAGTGGGAGCGCGCGTGCGGCCTGCCCGAGTTCGGCGTGTTCCCGGTCTTGATCGCGGATCGACGCCGCGTGCTCATCGTCAAGCTCCGCAACGTCGGAGGTGCGAGTGAGCCGCACTGGGAGGCGTTCGCGCTGCTCTATGGATTCGCGGTCGATGTCGAGGATGGGCCGTGGACCTTCTACTGGACGGCCTCGTGTCCGGCGCAGATTCACCGCATGGACTGCAATGACGAGTGCAACTCGCCGCTGATCACGTTTTCGTCGGTGGTCATGCCGATGGTCCTGGCGTGGGAAAAGTACAAGCCCGCGCATACTGCTATTTACTGGACACATGAGGTATAACGCATGAGTCATCGCATTGACACTCCGACCGCCGTTGCGGTCATGCCCGCCCCGGCCGCTCCTGGCGTGGCCGGCTTTTTCACCGAGGTGCCACCCGTCACGACGCTGAGTGGCGACTTCTTCAACTCGATCCAGGAGGCGATTTGCCTGACGGTCGAGCACGTCATGCCGCTGAACAAGGCCGACGTGACGCAGTTCTCGGAAGTGGTCAAGGGCGCAGCGGCGGTTCGGTCGGCCGCCGTGGCCATGGGCGGCCTCCAGTCGTCGCACCACGTGGCGTCACTCGTGGCCTCCACGCAATCGCAGGCCGGAGCGGCAGATACATCGGTCATCGCCAGCGACGGTGGCTATGCAATGGGCATGGAATCTGCCGTCGTCGCATCGATTGACACGGCGGTGCCGGGCGAGGATCCGCGCGCCCTGGGCGATCGTTCCATCGTCGCTGCGTGCGTTGGTCTTTGTGAAGCAGTGGGATCCCCGTCCGCTCTCTTGGCCTGTAGTGGGACCGCAGCCGGGGAATCCACGGTGCTGAACCCTCACAGCGTCGTGGCCGGTGCGGACAACGGAATCGTCTCCGGAGATCGCTCCGTCCTGTTGGCGTCTCACCATGCGGAGTGCACTGAAAACGACACCGTGGCCGGGGGTGTCGGCGGCGTCGCGGTCAATGCCGCCTTGGCCAATCAGAACCTCAAGTGGAAAGATAGCTCGGCCACCGGAGATCGGTGGGGTACCATCCTCCACGCAGGCGACCCCAACGCCGGCACGGACACGATCCGACTCAACGGCACGACAGGAAAGGCGGGCATCGACGGCGGGATCGTGCTGCCGAATGGCGGCGCCCAGGTGAGCGACACCGTCGCGCTCGGCGTGACGTTCATCGGCCCTGATGCGACGTTCAACACGGGACTCTGGGGCAACGCAAAGGTCGCAGCGACGTCGATAATCCTCTGGTCTTTCCAGGCTCCGGGCGGACAGCAACTCGCTCAGGGCCAGGTCATTCCTGGGGTGGGTACAGTCGCCTTTGAGCTGCGCAACACGGACCCGGCAGTTGCATACAACGCAGCCATCACGATCTCCTATGTCGTGATCAACCCGGCGTGAGGAGCTGATGGAACTGCGGATCAAGGTCGACCTCGATGAGTTCCGCGCCCGGATGATCGGCTTTGAGCGGGACATCCCGTTTGCGATCAGCAATGCCATGATGCGGACCTGCGCGGCGGCTCAGGCCGCCGTTCGCTCTGCGCTCAAGCACGACTTCACGATCCGTTCCGAGTGGGTCGGCAAAGGAATAGCGATCTATCCACAGAATGCAATGGAGGCACGCTTGTTCAAGAACGAGCTGCGAGCCACCGGAGATGCAACGGCATTCGTCGGCAGCGCCGACGAATTCATGGTCCAGCAGACGGAAGGCGTCACGGATGTCCTTGGCCGAAAGCATCACGGCAAGACGTATGCGGTTCCCCAGGTCGGCACCGGGCTTCCTCGTGAGACCATCCAGACAATGACACCGAAACGAAAGTGGCCGGGCGCGCTCGGAAAGAGCAGCCGCGTGTTCTTCGGCCGATTGCGGACGGGGCGCGCGGAAGGCGTCTGGCGGCGCGTGATTCGGCCAGAGGGCGGCGGCGACGCGCTCAGCCGGACACGGAAGAAGCCACACGCAGGGGAGCGCACTGGACTGGAATTGCTCTACTCCCTCTTCTCGCAGCCGGTCAAAGTGCAGCCTCGCTGGCCATTGCTTCGGCGCGTCGAAGAGGTGTTCCGCCAGAAGTGGGCGATCAACACCGAGGCTGCAATAGTGCGAGCAATCAACACAAGTAGAGGCTATTGATGGATGCGGGAATGTTGGCAATAGTGGGAGCAGCGGCGGGGATCGTCGGGGCCACAGTCGGGGCACTCGGCGCACTCCTGGCACATCGCTCATGGACCGAGGCGCGGTTTCAGGCGCTTGCGGTGTGCGATTCGCGGCATGATGCGGAGGGGAAGGAACTGCGGTCGCTGGCAGGCAAAGTCGATGCGCTCGCCGTCGAGGTCTCTGATCTCAAGGCCGGCGTCGCTCTGCTAGGTGAGCGCGTCAAAGGCGGCTTCGCGCGTTTCGATGAGCTGATCGCAAGGCTGGAACGACTGGCGGGAGGTGCGGCATGAGGCGTAGCATGAGCAGTCTGCATGGCGGCAGCACCGCGATTGCCTTGACCGTGGGTGGGGCCGTGGCGATTCTCGTGGCCCAGGTGTGGCCCGTCACGCCCGAGGCATCGGTGGCGATCCAGACGCTCGTGGGTGCACTGGTGCGCTTCCTGGAGGCGCTGATCGCGCCGGACTTGGAGCGACGGGCGGTTCGTGCGAAACTGGAGGCGGCGCGCTTGCACCGCGAGGAAGGGAGCAGATGATGGCAACTGAGAATGTATCGTTTTCGCATCTCGCACCGGAGCGCTGGACCGTTCCGGCCACGCAAGTCCACAGCCTGATCGCGGGCAATGGGACGTGGACCTACGCGGTGCATCCGGGCAAGATGACGCACGAGATCCGGCTGAATGCCGCAGCCGCGTGGGCCGGCACCACGATCACGGTGACGGCGCTACAGCGCGCGGGCGACACGTACACGCTCGTCGCTGGACAGGCGGCGAACTGGACGACCGAGGCGGAGGGCTTCCCGGTGTCGATTTCTTTCGTCGTCACGAACTACGCGGCGGTTCCGATCACGGTCGCGGTGGAAGCCTGGAATCCCGGCGACCGCGCGGCGGCATGAAAGGCGAGAGATGATCAACCGAGCAAACCAGAATCTCAGCGCGGCGGAGCTTGCCGCGATTCATGGGGCGACCTCGCCGAGCGGCACAAATCCGATGGCGACTGACGACGAACTGGCCGCCAACGCAGCCGCAGACGCATCCGAGACGCAACTATCTACCCATGCCGGGCTCACCACGGGCACCCACGGCGTTGGCGCGTCCACCGTCGAAAGCGCAGCGGGAGCACAGGCGAAGGCCGCCGCCGCCCAAGCGGCGGCGATAGCCTCGGCGGCAGTTTCTGCAGTCCAGCACTCCGCCGTCGTGCCCGCCGAGGGCGTTCTGCGCAAGACGGGCGCGGGCACGTACACAGCGATCAAGAGCAACCTGGGCGCGGGCGTTGACCCGACAGCCACCGACGACAACAACGTGGGCGGAGTGGGCCTCGGCTACGTCGCCGGATCGCTCTGGCTGAACACCGCAACGGGACGGGCCTTCCAGTGTGTTTCGCCCGCTGTTGGCGCTGCCGTCTGGAGCCCGATGCTGCTGACGGCGGAGCAGGCAGGAATCGTCGCGGCATTAGGCGGGCCGCTCGCGGCGGGGAACCCGCCGATAACGGTTGCTGGCACGGCACCCCTTGGCCGCAAGGCGACGAACCACCTCCGCGTCAAAGTCAACGCCCTTGACGCGGACGCCTGTACGATCACAGTTGGCGGCATCGCCGCCACCTACGAATTTGACTCTGGCGGCGGAGTGCTACCTGGCAACATTGCCGTTGTGATCGGCGGGACTGCCGCCGATTCCGCTGTCAACCTCAAGGCGGCCATCACTGCCAACCAGAGCGCTGTGCTCGTTGCGGCGAACCCGGATGCAGACCGCGCGATCCAGCTTCGCGCGGTCGTGGCGGGGGCGACGCTCGCCATTACGGAGACAACCGCGGGAGCCCGATTGCGTTGCAATCCTGCGTCCGAGGCGGGCATTGCTCCTCTGGTCTCTCAGTCCCAGGTGATTCGTCGCCTCGTCACAGCAGAGGATGTGGACCGCCTGGCCATCGTAATCGACACTGGTTTTACCATCATAGATGGTTATATTCTCACATTCTATATAGCCACGTGGTCGTCTTATGATGTGCATGTTCCACATGCGCTCCTGACCATCACGGGCGGTGTAATCCGTATCCCGCGCACCGGCGCAGGCAGCTTGTCTTGGGTGGCGGGCGACTACGCGTTGCTTTCGGTCCAGGGAAGGTAGCATGAATAGAACAATCGGAGACGTCCGTATGGCGGCGCTGGCCAAGCTGGAGCAGGAGTAGGCAAGTGGCATCATGCGCCCGATAGCACTATTCCTACTCCTCTCCTGCTCCGCTGTCCGTCCCGAGGTCCACTGCGCGGACGGCGCGGACGCTGTGCTGGACGCCGCGCCGGACCCGGCCGGCGGCGTGAGGCTGACCGCGCTCTGCGGCGCGCTCGTAGTCGGCGCGCAGACATGCTCCCGGTGGTCGCTCCGGCCCGTGGGCGAGAACTGTTGGCATGTCGACTGCGACGACAAGCGGCTCTGGCGGCTGTGTGGGAGCGAGCCATGAGGCGCGTCCTGGTGCGCGACCTGGAGGCCGCCCACATTGCTCGCTGCCCGCGCTGCGGCGCTGACCTACTTCGGCAGCCTGACGCTACCCTGGCCTGCGAGCCCTGCGACGCCGCCGCTCGCGACCGCGTGGCCCTCCGGGTGCTGGCCCGGGAGCCTCGCGCGTGCGACGCACACGGAGCCGCTACGGCCGCTTGCTTGACACGAGACATCCGATAGGCGATCCTGTCCTTGCCGCGTACCCGGTCGCGGTGGCTCTGCCAACGAAATAGTCGGGAGTTCACGGGAGACAACACGATGCGATTGGGAAGCTGGGAGAAACGGCGCGCGGCAGCGACGGCCCGGTGGACCAGGTGGGGGACAGGGCCTGACCAGCCGATGTCTTGCGTCGTGCCTTTCGTGGGCGATCTTCCCGTGACGTTCCATTCCGCGCGCGAGCCCTTGCCGATTCAGACCGCGCAGCGCCAGGGACAGAGCGAGGAAGCCGGCCGGTAATCGGTCGAGCAAGCCGGGCCTTAGGGTGGGTGGCTTGCTAATGGTCTGGCGGGGACCATCATGAAACGGAGACACAACCATCACGAAACCATCACAGAGCGTGTGAAATCGTGAAACTCTACGAAACACCAGACCATCTCCGAAAGCCTGTCTTGAACAAGGAACAGCGGCGCGAGCGCTGGCTTTGGAGGCGTTATCGCGCGCGAACATGCAACCGACCGCATCCAGCCCCATTCGATTTAGAGAAAGAAGACAGGCTGATAAACCCGTGGAAGTTCGTTTCCCCTAAAGAGCGACAACGCAGGGACGAGACGAGGCTCTGCTATCAACACTTGCGCGAATGCGCACAGGAAACGAGGCGTCGGCCTTGACACCCGGCGGGGTTTCGGACCTACACCGAGGCCGCGAACGACAGCAGCCATGAGAGACCAGCCATGACCGACGCAAGCTGGTGGGTGCGCTTCGTCGCGAACCTTGTCGTCGCAGGCGCGGAATATCTCGTCAATCGCCATGATGCGCGGGTTGTCACTATTCACGGCAAGCGCGTGGTGATCAGAGATCGGGCTGGCGCCGTGCTCGCGGAGCCGCGCGAAGACCACACGGACCCAGGCAGCCCGCCCGCGCCGACTCCAGCCTGACCTACTCCTCGCGCGTGCGCAATCCTTGAGTGATGAGCGGTGCGGGTTTGCTCTGGTTCGCACTATTCGGCCGTCCCCAATAGCGCGCCACAGAACGAATGGCGCTCTCGGTTTCGCACTATTCCTCCTCGCAGTCGTAGCACTATTCGTTGCTTTGTGCCGCGCACGTACCACGCCGTTACGCACCTAACCACGCACAACGATTCAGCCTTTGCAGATACTTGTAAATCGTTGTTGACACCCCTGCGGCGGCGGGTTATTCTCTTGATCGTGGGGCGGGTGGCCCCACGGTGCGAGCGCCCGCTGCGGCGGGCAGGAGAGACGCAATGAAAGATGGGTATCGAGTGGTAGCTCGGATTTCCGGCCGAGATGTCGGCCTAGTTGCTCTCGCCACCACACGGGAGCGGGCACAAGTTCACCGGCGGGAGGTTCCGCTTGCGACCGTAGTTCGCCGGGAGAGGTGGACCGAGGAAACCTGGGCCGCCGTCCGGGCCTCCGAGGAAGCCGGAATCCGCCCAATCTCCCTGCCGCTGTCCATGGCGGCACGCAAGAGCCAGTAAATCCTTTCCCCCCGCTCGCGCATCGGGGAGCGCAGCGGGGGGCCAAGCCGGGCGCGGGTGCTCCCGGCAGTAGAGCGTAGCGCGGGGCCACGGCCCCGAGAGGAGGCAGAGGTGCGAAGATACGGCGCAGGCGCCCTCCGGGTGGTACTCGCCCGGAAGGCCATTACGCAAGCTGAACTGGCCCGCCGGCTCGGGCTGCGGCGGCAGCAGGTCGAGGCGTGGTGCCTCGACCAGGCAGAGGGTGGGCACGTGCCGGGAGCCGACACCCTCGCGCGGCTCGCAGAGGCCATCGGGTGCGAACTCGACGACCTCTACGTGGAGGTCGCGGCATAGATCCCCGCCGCGTGTGTCGGCGGGGCAGAGAGAACGAGGATGCGTGCAGCGTAGCACGCGCAGGAGGTAGGTTCCATGGAAAACAGCGACAGGGAGAGGATCGGGGCGCACTGCGCCACCATCCGAAAGCGGCTCGGCGATCTGCCAGCGCCCGCCTCGGAGTCCCGCGAGCAGTATGTCTGGAGCCTCATCTACGAGGCCCTGGACGCGCTCGAGGGCGAGTGCGTGCCGGTGCGGCGCACGCCCCGCAAGGGCAAGACCGCCCCGCTGGGCCTCGCCGAGGCGGCCGAAGAAGCCGCGCGGAGGGGATGATGGCGATGCAGCAGATCGCAGTCCCTACCGCACTGAGCGAGCCCGACCGCGCGCTGGTCGCGGCTCTCGCCGAGCGCGGCGCGGCGTTGATCGTCCGCGACACAGAGACGTACGCGCACGCTGGCGTCTTGCTCCGCGACATCAAGAGCGCGGGCAAGGCGCTGGACGACCGCCGCAAGGGCATCACGACCCCCCTTGACGCGGCCAAGAAGGCCGTCATGGACCTCTTCCGGGCCCCGACCGAGGCCCTGGACCGGGCAGAGGCCACGGTCAAGCGCGGGCTCGCGGACTACGCCGCCGAGGAGCAGCGCAAGGCCGAAGCCCGCGCCGAGATCGAGCGGCGGAGACTGCGCGAGGAGGAGGCAGAGCGGCAGAAGCAGGCCGAGCTGGAGCGGGTTGCACGCGAGGAAGAGGAACGGCTCCGGCTCGCCACAGTCAAGGCAGCGGCGGACAAGGCCGAGCTTGACGCCGCGCTCTCCGGCAGCATCGGGGCCGAGTTCGCCGCCCAGGACGCGGCCGATGCCGTCGAGACGGAGCGCAAGGCCGCCGAGGCCCGGCAGCGCGAGGCGGACTACCAGGAGGTAGTCAAGCGCGAGGAAGCGGCGAAGGCCGCCAACCGCGTGCAAGCCGCCGCGCCGATCAAGCTCGCGGGGATCTCGTACCGCGAGACGTGGCACGCGGAGGTGATCGACCCCCGCGCCGTCCCGCGCGAGTACCTGATCCCGGACGCGCAGCGGATCTCCGCCGTGGTCCGGGCCACCAAGGGCACCGTGCAAATTGCCGGTGTCAAGATCTGGAGCGACAACACCCCGGCAGCGCGGGCGGCATAGGAGAGAGAAATGGGAGAGGAAGAGAAAGAGACCACCACGATGGTGACGCGACACACGACGGGCGCGCTGGACTTCGGCACGGTGAGCGAGGCCATGAAATTCGCGCAGTTGCTCTGCAAGAGCGCGCTCGTCCCGGAGTCGATCCGGGACAAGCCGGCCGACGTCATGATCGTCATGCTCACCGGCCGCGCGCTCGGAATCGACAGCATCACGGCGCTCCGGCAGATCCACGTGATCAAGGGGCGGACCACGATGGACGCCAGTTTGCTTCGGGCGCTGGCGATGCGGCACCCGGACTGCGAGTATCTGTGCATGATCGAGGATGGAAGCGCGGGCCGCGCCACGTGGGAGACGTCGCGGCGTGGGCAGCCCAAGCCTGTCCGCATCTCCTGGACGATGGACGACGCGAAGCGGGCGGGCTTGGCCAACAAGGACAACTGGAAAAACTACCCGGCCGCCATGCTCCGGGCACGCGCCAGTGCTGATCTGGTCCGCGCCGTCTACCCGGAAGTCGGCGCCGGGCTCTACACGCCAGAGGAGGTGGCCGACGCCCAAGGCGCCATCATCGAGGTCGCGGCCGATCCGGTGCTCCGGCCAGAGAAGCGCCCGATCCTCCAGGCGCAGAGCGAGCCACCCGTCACGGACAGACAGACGACGCTTCTCGCCGTGCTCGGCAAGCACCTCGGCGCGCAGACCGTCTCGGCGCTGTCGAACAAGCTCGGCTTCCCGGCCGGCCCTGAGACCGAGGCGCAGGCCGACATGCTCATCGACACCCTGCGAGCGGAGGCGGAATCCCGCACGGCGCCGCAGCCCGCACCCGCACAGCCGGAGCCCAAGAGCCCGGGCGACCTGCCCGCGCCGCCCGCCGGAGAGACGGGCGACATGTGGGGCGCAGGCCGCGAGTAGATCGCTGACTCGCCCACCCCGCGCCGGGCTCGCACAAATCTCCCCTGGCGCGGGGAGGCGACTTTTCGGAGGCACCATGTTGATCGCCCGTGGACTCACCGACCGCATGTTCCCGCGCCCCTGCGGCGTGCGTTTCACGCCGCTGACGGAGCGGGAGGCGTGCCTTGCCGCGCAGCAAGCGGAGGCTGAGGAGGGGCTACGCTTCACGTCCGATCTCGGTTGCGCGGCCCTCTCGGAAGTGCTCGGCGTGTCCTACAGACCCTTGCCGCTTTCGGTCGTGATCCGCCCCGGCGACCGGGTACTCGTCGGTCCGCCCGGTGACGGCCCTTGGACGCTCGTGGAGGTGACGCCGTGATGCAGCGCATCGGCGAGCACCTGTGCGCGCGATCGTGTCCTGACTTCTGGCTCGCTGTGGTCACTGGCGCGGTGCTGCTGGCCCTCGGCGCGCTGTTCCTGTTTCCGCGAGGACGGACGTGAAACGTTTCTCGCCATCAGATTTGGCTTATCGCATGGCGCATAACGTGACTCTGATTGAGGATCCTCGATACTGGATACGCTGGGACAGGATTGACGAACTGCGCCGACGGCGAAACTGCTCTTGGGCGCATCTCGCCACCCGTTGTGGACGATACGGCTGGCCGATGGACCGCGGATACCTCCTCGTGTTATTTCACAAAAAGGCACTGTTGCATCCGTGGCACATCGACCCGCTAAGCGCGGCGCTGGAATGCACGATGGAAGACCTGATCTCCTGTGGCGCTGCATGGTCCTGACCACGCTCCACTGCGACGGCTCGGGCAAGCGCGTGACCACCGCAGCGTGCTACGAGGCTTACCTTGCCGGCAACTGCGGCGCGCGACTCACGCAGTACCAGCGGCGGGCTCTGGAGCCGTGTAAGGGCTGCGCGCGAGGCCGGCGCAACCGCGCCCGCTGGAGCGCGGAGGGGTTCCGCATGGGCAGCGCGGACGCCTCCGCGTGGCGTGAGGAGCTTGCGAGGTGGGCGCGGGTGCACCCGGAGATGTTTGAAGAGAGGGAGGACAAACTATGACATATGCGGAGTTCCTCGACAGCAAGCGTCCTATCGTACATGACGCTGGCCGCGATGTTGGCGACAGTGCGGTGAATCCTATACTGTACGACTTCCAGTCAGACATCGTGCGTTGGGCTTGCCGTAAGGGCAAGGCTGCAATCTTCGCAGATTGCGGCCTTGGCAAGACGTTGATGCAGCTTGAGTGGGCGCGGCTCATGGGTGGAACCGCGCTCATTCTGGCGCCGCTCTCCGTGGGCGAGCAGACGATTCGAGAGGGTCTCAATCTCGGCATCGAAGTTCACCGCACACGCGACGGACACGGACTTCTGCCAGGCATCAACATCGGCAATTACGAGATCATCCATCGATTCATCGGCGCTCCGATTGACGCGCTGGTGTTGGACGAAAGCAGCATTCTCAAGTCAATCGACGGCAAGACTCGGGGTGTCCTGCTTTCCGAGTTCAAGCATGTCCCCGCCAAGCTCTGTTGCACTGCCACGCCATGCCCGAATGACATTGCTGAACTGGCGAATCATGCGGAGTTCCTCGGGCTCATGACTCGCTCGGAAATGCTGGCGTCCTTCTTTGTCCACGACGATGAGGGCTGGCGGATGCGTGGGCACGCCGGGCCAGCGTTCTATCGGTGGCTGTCCTCCTGGGCGATGGCGTTGCGTACACCCGATGACCTCGGCTACGATGGCTCCGCGTTCGTCCTGCCGGCCTTGTCGGTGGAGGATATCGTGGTACGGACCGAGTGGCGCCGCGACGGCGAGCTGTTCCCCGGCAAGCTCCAAGGCATTACAGATCGATCTCGGGTGCGCAAGGGCAGCGTCACGGCTCGCGTTGAGGCCGCTGCCCGGCTGGTCAACGAAACACCCGGCCAGATCATCGTGTGGTGCGGCCTCAACGACGAGGCAACAGATGCTCAGCGAGCGATTCCAGGTGCGGTCAACGTATCGGGTGCGGACTCCACCGAGGACAAGACGCGTGCAATCATGGCGTTCGTGAACGGCGAGACGCGCGTGCTCGTGACCAAGCCGAAGATCGGCGGCTTTGGGATGAACTTCCAGAACGCGGCAACGATGGTGTTCCTTGGGCTCGGAGACTCGTTCGAGTCCTATTACCAGTGCATCCGGCGATGCTGGCGCTACGGGCAACAGAGACCGGTCAAGGCGTGGATCGTCGTGACAGACCATGAGACCGACATCGTGGCCAATGTCAGACGCAAGGAATCCGAGAACAAGGCAATGGTGACGACAATGATCGCAGCCGCAAGGAGCACGGAAATGGAAGAACTAGGCAAGGGCACGACCACGGAAACGATAGAGCGGGACAAGTACGAGGGCGATGGATGGACAATCTACCAGGGAGATTGTGTCGAGGAGATGGGACAACTGGATGACGAAAGCATTGACCTGTCCGTGTTCTCTCCGCCGTTCATTTCCCTCTACACGTACTCCGCGACGGAGCGCGACGTGGGCAACAGTAGCAACGAGAGAGCATTCTTCGATCACTTTGGTTTCGTCGCACGCGAACTCATGCGCGTCACCAAGCCCGGCCGGCTGTGCTGCATTCACGTTTCGCAGGTGCCGGCTCTTCTGGTCAGGGACGGGCATATCGGACTTAAGGACTTCCGGGGGCACACCATCGATTGCTGCGAGACGAACGGCTGGACGTACCACGGCGAGGTGTGCATCGACAAAGATCCACAGGCTCAGGCCATCCGCACACACAGCAAGGGGCTCTTGTTCGTGCAGATGCGCAAGGATGCCTCCTGGATTCGGCCTGCGCTCGCCGACTACATCCTCGTGTTTCGCAAGCCCGGCGAACCCGCGGACGTGATTCAGCCGGATCTGTCCAATGACGAGTGGATCGAATGGGCTCGGCCGATCTGGTACGGAATCCGCGAGAGCGACACGATGAACGTGCATGAGGCAAGGTCTGACGAGGACGACCGGCACATCTGCCCGCTCCAACTCGGGACCATCGAGCGCGTCGTGCGTCTGTGGAGCAACCGGGGTGACGTGGTGTTATCGCCGTTCGCCGGTATCGGATCTGAGGGTGTGGTGTCGTTGCGGTTCGGGCGGAAGTTCATCGGGTGCGAGTTGAAGCCCCTGTATGCCAAGACCGCAGCCCGGAATCTCGTTGATGCCAGTCGGCGCGCCCAGTCGCAGTTGGCGCTCGGGCTCGTGTAGACGACTTCGCCGCCGAGGATTCCCTTGACAGCGCGGGCGAGAGGCCGTAGCGTGAGGCGTCCGGCAAGCGCCGGGCCGTCGCGGGTGGTTCCCGAGGCGAAACCAGAGACGTGCAAGGTATGACGCTTTCCACCTTCATCGCATCCGTTCCGGTTCCGAGCGTCGGGAGGTTCGGCCAACCACCGGACTGCCTCGCCTTGCACGCGCCCGTGTTCGGGGCCGGAACAGATGGGGTGAGGGACCATGCCTGAATCCATCCTGACTCACTTCGCGGGCATGTGGCTGTGCCCGCTGAATTGGTTCGAGCACGGCAAACTGCGCCCGCACCGATCGCTCGGTCTGGGCGTCTACCACGCAATCGTGTTCATCGCGGAGCGGCACGGCTGCAAAATCGGCAAGGAACCTATCATTGTCCCGGCGGAACACGTCACGGCTGGTGCCATCGCCAGAGTGCTCGGGGGGGAACGCGAGGACCGGGTGACGCGCGTTCTGAATGCCTTTAGAGCCGATGGGTTTCTGCGCAACAACGACGATGGTAGCGTGCACCTCATGACGGCTACCGCTACGAACCCTGTCACGGCAAAAAGGCAAGCGTGGGAGTCCGGCCTTGCAACTCCGCGAAAACACGAGAGTCGTAAGGTTCCGGGAACCGGCGGGGAACCGGCGGGGAACCAGCGGGAACCGCAAACCGAAACCGAGATCCGAGATCCGAGATCCGAGATCGATCCGGAACATGCTTCGCATGCCCTCGTCGCTGTCGCGACACCTGACGCACTTGACGACGATGAACGGACGGCACTGCAACTGGAAGCGGAGGACACCCGCCCACGCAAGGCCAACCCGTTCTACGAGACAGCCCTGGATGTTGCCCAACTCCATGCCGTCGTCTTCAAACTCCCTGGCAAGCCAACACGGGAAGCCATGAAGCCGCTCTTGCGGTGTCTCGGGCGCAACGTCGGGATGACAGCGTGGGATTGCCGGCTCGCCGTCTATGCGACGTGGGCGGACGAGTATGCGACCGATAAGGGATGGACGACGCTTCGCCACGTTTTCGGTGACCCGGAGCGCGCGAGACAGAAGGCCGGTGTCGGGGAGGAGGCCAGGCGGAAGTGGTACGCAAAGGCGGCGCAGGAATTGATGGAGGTCGGTGGCCAGCACCCGCACCCGGATGCGGTGAAGGACCGGGCAGCAACCTTGTTGACGATGGAGGAGGATCGCTATGGTGCAGCAAGCGGATAGTGCTGGCTATCTCGACGCCGCCTGTGCCGTCGAGCGGGAACTCGTCGCCACGCTCTACACCTGGAGTGGGCAGGGAATGGAAGACGTGGTGCCGCTGCTTGGCACTGAATCCTTCCACGCGCCGGACGCCCGCGCACTGTGGGCGGTGTTCAAGGGGCTGTGGGACGAGTCCGCGCCGCTCACGCCTGCGCTCGTGTACGGTCGGCTCGTGTCCGGCGGTGGCATGACCAACGTCGGCGGAATGCCCGGCCTGACCGCGCTACATGGCATCGCTTCGATTCCCGCTGTCGTGCCGTACCTGGCGCGGGAAGTGCGCCGTCTCGCGCAACTGCGGGCCGTGCGGGCCGCGATGGAGACGATCATCGCCAGCACGGCCAACGGCAGCGAGGCCACGGAGATCACAGCACGCGGGCAACAGGCGCTCATCGCCGCGGTGCCCGATGCGATGGGAGCGCGTCCCGAATCCGCGAAGGACTGGGTTGCGTCACTCGACGGTGCGCCACGACGGGGTGTGCCCATCGAGTGGGGCAGACTCCGCTCCTGCTGCATCGACGGCAACGAGGGCACGCTGCTTGGTCAGTGGTGGGACGAGTGGCTGTACCTCATCGCGGGGCGTCCGAGCATGGGCAAGTCCGCGCTTACCACCGCTGCCGCACTCCATGCCGCAGTCGAGGGCGTGCCCGTGTGCATCGAGAGTCTGGAGATGAGCGGGACAATGCTTCTTGACCGCCTCGTGGCGATGATGTCGGGCATACCGGTGCATCGCCTCTCGCAGTCCGGGTTGCGCGACACGGAACTGGACACCATCAGCGAGGCGCACCGCTTGATCTGCAATTTGCCGATGACCATCCGTGCCGGTGAGGCGCGGGCGCTGTCGCAGGTCTTGGGCCGGTGTCGCCAGTGGCGGTTGACGCGCACCGACCCGGACGGCCCGGCGCTCATCGTCGTTGACTACCTGGGGCTTATCCGTTGCGGCGCGCAGTCCAAGGAGCAGGCCACATCGGCAATCAGCGCGTCGCTCAAGGGGCTTGCCGCAGAGTTGCGGTGCCCGGTGCTGGTGTGCTGCCAGTTGAATCGAGGGCCGGAGCAGCGCGCCACGGGCGGGGGCAAGGGCAAGGACGCCACACCCGACAAGCCACGTCTGAGCGACTTGCGGGACTCGGGATCACTGGAGCAGGACGCCGACGCGGTGCTCCTGCTGTCGGGACTTCGGCGGGGCACGTCAGGGTGGGCCACGGTGTCGGTGGAGAAGCAGCGCCAGGGACCGACCGGAGAAACGACGCTGTGGTTCAACGCGCCACTTACACGATTTCAGGAAAAAGAATATGAACCTCACTGAACGCCGCTTATGGTCCTTGTCTGGAAAGCTGGCATCCGCCATTGCTGGGATCGAAGTCGTGCCGGGCAACACGCTTCCGCTAGAAGTGGCGCCCGCCGTGGATGCGGCCATGTCGGCCCTTCTCTGCGCGCAGCAAGTCGTGGTGAAGGCGGCGCTGGCTAGTGGCGGATGCGACAACTACCGCCCGGCGTGCGACGACAAGACATGCGGGCTCAGCCCGGCAAAGGACGACCATGACGCAGTGTGAGCTACCGCGAAACGGGAAGGAGGCGACCATGCCGCTGACGACGCCAACATGCCCACAGTGCACCAACTGCGCGCCAATGCCGCAGGCGTTATGGGTGCTCCCGGTGGCGCTGTCAAGCATCGGGACCATCTTTCAGCGCTTACACTATCTGCATCGACTTCCGCCGACCTCTTATGCCTACATGCTTTCGGATTCCGAGATCATGGGCCGAGTCTTGGGCGTTGCCACGTTCGGGACACCTCCGAGTCGCCACCTCATGATATCGGCGTGCGCTTCGGACCCGGACAAGGTGCTGGAGTTCAACCGCCTGTGGGTCGATGACGCCATGCCGCGCAACACCGAGAGTTGGTTCGTGTCCCGCGTCCTCCGTCTTCTGCCTCCGCGCGTTCTGGTGTCTTACGCGGACACGGCGGTCGGCCATGTCGGCTACATCTACCGGGCGCTGAACTGGCACTATGCTGGGTTGACGGACGCAGACCGCAGGACGCCTCGCTTCGACTATGTGACGCCTGGGAAGCACTCCCGAGACACCACGCGCAACCTGTCCATGCCAACAGCGGAGCGGGTACGACGCAAACCGAAGCATCGATATTGGACCGTGACGGGCAATCGGAGAGAGCGGAAAAACCTGGAGCGAATAGTAACTTGGCCTCGGTTGGGGTGGAAGGATGTGACGCCATGCCGCTGACCATGCCCCACCTGTGCATCTGCCACCTGCCCGGCTGCGACGGGGCGTGCTCGCGGCCCATGATGGACCTATCCGCCTGCACCCGGCTCGGCGACGGCCGATACCGCTGCGACGTTTGCGGCGGGGACTGGCCCGGGTGCGGATGTGTCGAGGTCGGGCCGGAGCCAAGCGACGACGCCCGCAGCGAGGGAAGACCATGAAGCAAAACCGCAAGCGACCGGTGGAACCGCCCCGCCACAAGCCAAAGGCCAAGCCCGGCACGGCGCTGCACCCGATCCGCCGGCCGGGCAAGACCCGCCGCGACAAGGAGCGAAAAAGGGAGGCTACTGATGGACCGCGATGACGACCACGGGAGCGAGCACGGCGCGACAACCCGCCCGTTCCGCATGATCGAGCATGGCTTCTCGTGTCCGCAATCGCGGATGGTGACGGAGGCGTGGCCGACGGACTGGCGGCAGGGCGGAACCCTGGATCAGCGGCTCAATCGTGTCTCGCAGTATTTCCGGTGACGGGAAGCCAACCCCGCCGGGTGCGGGAAAGAAAATAACGCTTGACGGACGGGCGACGATGGTATATCGTGGTACGCGGAGGTTGACATGCCGATATCGAACTTGCTGACCCTGAGAGAGACCGCGACGGCGCTGAAGATGCACCGTCACACGCTGCGCAAACACATGCGCGCCGGGATGCCGCACCTGCGAGCACCGGGCGCCCGCAAGGTGCAGTTCGTTCTCGCGGAGTGCCTCGCATGGCTTTCCGCATCCGCCGCGAAGCAAGCGGCCGTGGCCGAGCGCGAGTCCGTGCGCGGTCGAATGCGGCGCCTCGTCGCGCCAGGGCCGAAGCCGCTGACGCGCAAGGAGCAGCGCGCGGCACTCAAGGCGAGCCGCAACGCGGAGAACAGGGCCATGCGCAAGCCGGCAACGCCGGAGGTGGCGCCATGAAGCCCACCATGCACGACCCCGACGGCCAGCCCGTCGAAGCGCCGACGCCATCCCACTGCCCGACATGCGGACTGGCGGACGATGGCCAGGAGTGCACGAGCCCGTCCGCGCGGGAGTGCGGCTGTCGAGTGGCTGCCGGTGTCGCAGTATTCATGTGTTCGTTGCACTTAGCGCTGGACCGATGCAAATACCCCGCTACGGCGAACGACATCATCATCCGCGCACTATTCGCCGTCGCGGGCCGGGTCGCGGCGAACGACACCCCGGCGGAGGCGGTGGCGAATGTGAGAAAAAGGTGGGGACTATGACCGATATGAGCCGGCTCTGTTCTCGTGACCACGGGCAGCCCACCATCAGCAAGCCCTTTGCGGTCGAGCACGACGGCAAGACGTGGTGCTGCGCCACGGACGGGTACTGCCTGCTGGCCCGCTCGGACCTGCCGGCAGAGATCGTGCCGGACGCGCCCGCGGTGCACAAGATCCTGGTGGAGACGACCGGACCCTTCACGCCGTCTACCGTGGCCTACCTGCGCGCAGGGTTCGGGTCTCCGGCATGGGGAGATCCCTGTCCATGCTGCGGGCAAGTGGTAGGGCGCCTCTGGCCGGCTCCCGAGAGACCGGTGATCTTCCTCGGCCGCGTCGTCAACGCCGTGCTCGCCGCGCGCATTCTCGATTGTGTGCCGGACGGGCCATGTGAAGTAGGGTGGAGCGCCGAGGGTGAGGGACCGGTCTGGATGCGCGGTGAGACGTGGATCGCGCTCATCATGCCGATCCGGGCCGAAGCGGACGGACTGACCGAGGTGGCGCCATGAGCGGGAAGTTGCCGACATTCGCCGAAGCAATGGCCGCGCACCTCAACGCGCTGGAGACGTGCAGGATTGTAGGTGAAATCGTCTATGTTGGAGGAGGCCGCACGGGCCGCTGTGTCTGGTGTGGCGACGCCGCCGCCGACTGCGAATGCCCGACCGTCAAACATATTATCGATTCTCCGGAGACACGGGAAGCCGCGACGCGAGCGGCCGAGGCACTGGATGCCTGGGCGCTGACGGATAGAGCAGGCACCGACCAAGCGGCTGTCTGGTGTCAAGCCGCTGCCGCGAAGTGGCACAAGCTGCTGGAGGAATAGACATGACAGCAAGCGACCTGGCCGAGCGACTGCGCGACATGATGGGCGGTTATCGGCCACCGGAAGCGCTGTTGCAACCGACGCTGCGCGCCGCCGCCGACATGCTGCTCGCGCAGGGCGATGCCCTCGCAGAGCAGTGCGCGGAGCTTGCTCGCCTCCGCGCCGCGCTCGAAGTATCCACGGCCGCCTACGGTTGCGACGGGAAGCTGCGTCTGCCGTGCCCCGCGTCGGGTTTCGGCATGGCGGAGCCGGTGCCGTCGCAAGAGCCCGAATTCGTGCGCTGGCAAGCAATCGGGACGGACTGCCCATTCTGCGGCGGACACGCCACGATGCGGAGGGTGCTGCGCGACGGCTGCAAGGACGGTGAGCCGGACGCGTGGGCATACTACGTCGTCTGCCGTTCGTGCGCCGCACAGGGCGGGTGGGGCAAGTCAAAGGAGAGTGCGTTGCGATGCTGGAGCCAGCGGGTGAAGTGCGGCGGCATCGCGCTGCCGGATTCCGGGGAGGACGGCAATGGCTGAGAGCGCCTACGAGACACGAGTCGGAGGGCGTTGATCGCACTGAATGGTCGCCGCGCGATTGTGGCGGCACTTGCCACCCTCGACGCGGTGGGAAAGGAGAACGGGACGTGAAGGACGTGACGGTAGACGGTCCCGCAAAGTACCCGCTGGCGCTTGACGTGGTGGTCAACGACGGGGACACCCACAACCACATTCTGGCGCGAGAGGAAGTGCGGTCGCTCCGCGCCGCGCTGGCCAAGGCGGAGGCTGAGCGTGACGTGGCTCTGGCCGGCGGTCGATACAATCTGCCGGAAGTAGAGTCTTGCCCGCTCTGCCATTGCTGTGGTGACGCAGACCACGCGCATGAAGCGCGCGTGGAAGAGAGAACGGAAGAAAGAGACGAAGCGCGCGCGGAAGCCAAGCGACTCCGTGCCGCGCTGGCCGAAACGGATGACCAGCGAGTCGCGGCACTGCTCCGGGCGGAGAAGGCCGAGGCGGAGCGCGACGCCCTCCGCGACCGCATCGCAGCGGGGACTGAGGGGTGGGCAGCGATCAAGGCCCCCACGGGGTGCATTGCCTTTGTCTGGTCGCGCCGACATCAAGTGTGGTGTCTGCCAAGTGAGTATGTCGGCCGCGTTCTGATCCTCGACGACCCGGAAACGAAACCCGCGCCACCTGCTCGCGACTCCGCGCCAGTGGCCGAGGAGGACGGCGATGAGTGACCGACTCGACAGCATCCGGTTTTCAAGCGCACCACCCACGCCGGCGGACATGGCCTATGTGTTCCGCCGGTTCGACAGAGAGCGGGACGTGACGGAGCGCATGACCGGCGCGTGGATTGTGAGTCGGTCGTTCGCCGAAGACGAGTCCCGCCGCGAGAAACCCGATTTGTGGCTAGACGACGACTGCGACGGCAAGACCACGCAGCCGTGCGTGGAGGGACAGCCCGCGCCTGCAACGCCGGATCCGTGCGATGGCATATCCGCGCACGCGTGGTCGGGATGGCGAAAAGGCGACGAATACTCCTTGCCGCCCCTGGCCGTCATGCTCCCGCCTCCGCCGCCATGCCCGACCTGCGGCGGGCAGATGGGCTACGTGGCGATGACGGTGCCCGGCCGCCCCCGGTGCTTTCGCTGCGAGCCAGAGCCGTCGCAGTGGCGCGAAGGCCCGCCGCCGGCGGCACCGGAGGTGAAACCATGATCTGCGATACCTGCCGAGACTGTGGGCAGCCGATGCTGCCCACGGAATCACGAGCCAGCGACGGGATGGGCGCGGCGTATCACGCCAATCAGACGGACTGCATCGCCGCGCTGCTGGCCGCGCTGGCCGAGACTAAGGCGTTGCTCGCCAGACGCCGTAAGGCACCAGACACGCCGATGACCCTGCGGGAGTACGACGCGGAGTACATGGCTCCACTCAAGTACGGTCCACCAACAGGAGAAAAACCATGACGCCCGGCCTTCACGATTTCGACGACCTCGACGATTACTGGGATCGGCAATGGGATTGGTGCGGTCCCGGGCCGCCGGACCCACCGGAACCGTCGGACGAAGAGCTATGTGCGGCATACACAGCACATGCCTACGACGGCAAGGACGCCCAGGGTCCACGGTGCCACTGTGGATTGCGGCGAACATGGGCGAGTCAACCGCCGCTGCCGGAGGAGAAGCCATGACTGAGCACTTCGAGATCCCGCCCGGCCGATGCCGGGAAGAGAAGTGGACGGCGAGCGCGCGGGTCCAGTGCGCGCACCTGGATGGCGGCTACTGCCGGGTGGCCAGTAGATTCGAGCAGTGGCGGCTTGCGAAGGATCAGCATTTCGAGCCCGTCCGCCGCACTGACGGCAAGTGCCCGTACGGGGACGGGTGCATCCGCGTGACGCAGGAGGCGGGATGATCGCTGCGCTCTACGTTGCCCTCGCCGTCGAGACCGCGACCCTCACGGCCCTGATCCACGAGGAGAGCGGCGGCGTGGTCGATGCCGTGAGCGCGAGTGGAGCGGTCGGATTGTGCCAGATTGTGCCAAAGTACAGCCGATTCACCGCTGCCGAATTGCGTAATCCGTGGCTGAACATCGTCGCGTGCATCGAGGCCAAGGCGTATTGGCAAGGGCGAGCGTATCGCGCGGGAAAGCCCAGATGCTGGCGGGCCGGCTGGCGTATGGGCAACGACGGATTCAAGGAATGCAGGAGAAAGATATGCAGGAGAAAGAAATGACCCCCAAAGAGAGGAAGTGCGGCAACTGCGCGGCGAGGATCAGTACGCACCCCAAGCCCGAGTGCGGCGACGCCTACTGTCGCGCGCCGGGCCGCCCGGAGACGACC